AGTTGCAATTGCTTCATAAGTAGTTGCCATTATGCCGCCTTGATGCCGTATAGGGTGAAGGTTGAGCCTGAAGAAAATGTGTTAGCTCCTGCGGTGCTACATTCAATTGAAGTAATTGCAGAAGTGCTACGCCATAAACCTACTGAAGCTTTAACTATTGAACCAGCATTATTACTTCTTGTTAAAACTGTTTTGTAGGTTGTTGAGTTTGAATAATTTTGAATTTGATTTATGACATTTGTTTGAGTAGTAAAAATGCTTCCGTTATACATATAATTATTACTACTGTTGCGATTAGATGAAGCCGATGTGCCGTTGCCGTCCATTTCGGTATTCGAATAATTGTTGCCTGTGTCGCTATTTAAGCGTAAAGCAAAATAAGAATTTGTATTGACTGTTCCAGATACAATCAAAATTAAGTCGGTGTAACTGCCGCTAATGGAAGTAAAAGATACAGTAGCCGCTGTGCTTCCCAGCGTTGTCGTTGCTATCGGTTCGTAAGTTGTTGGCATTATGCGCTCTTAATTCCGTATAGGGCGAAGTGGGAGTATTGGGAAATAGTTCCGCTAGATGGATATAAATTAATCGAAGTAATAGCGGCTGGCGTAGCGAACCATAATCCAGAATCTAACTCAATACCCCCCGAACCATTGCGGTCAGAACCGCTAAGTGCTCGAGTAGTCTTTGCTTTATTTGTAGATGTATAATCTAAAATATCGACAATGGAAGCGCCAAAAGTAGATGCTGTGCTAGCAAAACCAGCGCCCGTAAGTATCGCGATATTGTTTCTTGTTGTGCTTGCGCTTGCGCTAGCGGCTGACCCGTTACCTTCTAATCTGTGAAGAGCATAATTATTTGCTGTGTCGCCATTAAATCTGATGTTTATTGCATCAGTCGTAGATACGTTAGCAATTATGCGCAATTGTAAATGAGTCCAATCCGAAGCAATTGAGCTAAAATTTATACTAGAGCTTCCACCGCTTCCAACAGTCACAGTAGCAATTGACTCATAATCACCTGCGGCGGCTGGTTGGCTTGAGGCTAAAATGCCTAGAATCATTACGCAAGATCTCCAACGACATACCAAGAATCAGTTCCCACTTTAATTAGTGTGGCAGCTGAATATCTGACGCGAAGTTTAGGAGCGGTCGCAGTTGCTCCGGTTGATGCGACAGTCACCCCACCATTTCCTTGAATAGTTACTTGCCCAGTTCCGATAGCGATTACGTTAATTGTTGATCCGATTGGGAAAGCAACTGAGGCGTTAGTTGGAATTGTGTAAGTCTGCGCTGAAGCGTTGGATGCAGTAATTAACTTGTTGCGATTGTCAGTTAAAACAAATGTGTAAGTTGTGCCAGTCTGAGCGTTGAGCGTTAATTGACCCAAAGCCGAATCGACTGATGAACCTAATGAACGGATAGCGGATGCGCCATCCTTAACCAACGCCGTATCGTCGGGCGTTGACCAGCCAAAAATCGTAGTTGAAGCCATTAGCTTATTACTCCTGTCGCGTTCTGCCAAGTAAGTGTAGCGGACATAGTTGCCCAAGTAAGGGAAGCCGCTACATCTTCCCAAGCTTCGGTAAAGGTATTGAACTCAGCTGGGCTTAGATTGAGGGTGACATAAAGCCCACCCACCGACGCCCTAAACGACCAACCCTCAACAAAGCCCAAGAATGAGCCGCCCGAGATATTCGCCGGTAGGTTGTTGATTGCCACCGGTAGGCCCATAAATACATTTATTAAGGCGTCTCGATCTGTGTCGTCAATTTCAGGGGATTGGATTGGAAAAGTGATGGATTGGAATTCAGCATACGGGCTGGAGCGCAGGGCAATAATCTTGTCTGCGAAGTCCTCGACGTCGGCGGCGTTCTTGAGGTAGGAGTTATATTGCTCAGCGTAAAGGCCATAGTTGGCTTGGCTGGTTAAGTCTTGTGAAGTGTAAGAGCTGTTAAAGTTGTTTCCGTAATCAACAGTCAGTTTATTAAGTAAGTTACCTTGACGGGTAACCGCGCTAACGCCAGAAGCGAGCGCGTGATTGCCGTCCAATTCGGTGTAGCCGTAAGTCTCTAGGTAATCCTGTCGGTGACTAGCATCAGCATAAGAGATGCGGCCTTGAGCATCTTCGTATAAATAGCCGAGCGCTGAGTTGGCGATTTGATGAGCAATTGGCGCGATATATGAGTCGGTAATTTGTCGGCTAACCATTGTGTATTCACCAGCGTCAATAGTGCCAAGTCCAACGTTTCCAGCGTTAGCCCAAGTCTCGGTAGGATCATAATCGGCCCAAGATAAAGAAGCTGGAAGTTCATTCCAAGAAGCCAAAAGTAAATCGTCTAATAGGTCTTGAATTTGTGCGCCGTCTAATCCTTCGGCTAGGTTGCCATCGAATAAAGCGCGGTTAAGTTTGCTCAGCGCTCCCAACGCGACGATATTGACTCGGGTTACTGTTGCAACTGATCCCGCTGAATTGACTTCAATTGCTAAGTCAGAAATGCGACCGCCGAAAATTGGCACATAAGTCGCCGTTGAGTCTTGCACTTCGATATTTATGGAAGTGTTAATAGACCAGTTATAGACTGTGTTGCTTGTGTTAATAAGTGTTAAATTGCAATAAGCCGGAAGCGTTTGAGCATTGAAGTCAGTTCGACCAGCGGTGATAGTTAGGCTGGTTAAGGCTATATCTGTGACGTCTGTGCCGTTGGCTTTAACGCGCCAGACTGGACTCCAAGAGGTCATAGAATTTGAGCCGAAGTCCTAAAGTCACCAGCACCGGTAGTGCCGCGATTAGTTGACTCATTGAGAGCGCTTACGACTGCTCGACTAAATCCTTCGCGGTCAATAATGCTAGGCGAATTAACGTTAATAATGACGTTTCCAATTTCATCGGCAGCTCTAAAGCCAGACGGGTTGAATCCGCTTCCAGCGGTAATTCCTAAACCAGTTCCAATTGCGTCAGGAATTATTAAGTCAATTCCGCTAGTCACAGGAATCGGAGAAATAGAACCGCCGCCACCTATTAAATTACCCCCAAAGGAACTGCCTTTTCCGCCGCCTGTTGAACCACCACCAGCAGAACCGCCGCCAAAAGGTAGGCTATCTGGATTAACTGTGTTAGATCCTGTGTTAATGCCAGTTCCGCCAAAATTAACTTTGCCAATGGTAGGGGTATCTGGCCCTGAACTTAACAAATTCTTGGCTCTGATAACGGCGTTAATTCCTGTAATAGCTGCGTTAATAATTGGCTCTAAAGCCTTAAGAGATAATGAAACTGCTTGGACGATAGTCGATGCAACTGTGCTTAAACCCTTAAGACTATTTACTAAAGTAAAACTTAGGAACGGAACGAGGGTATCTTTAGCAAAATTGTAAAGCCCTCTGATTGCTTGCTCGTTATCCTTAAATGCTTTAATCACAGGATCTATAGCGTTTTTCTTAAATTTTTCTAATGCAGGAATAGCGGTCTCTACAAAGTATTTGATGAGTCTCTCAATTATAGGAAGCAACGCTGCGCCAACTGATTCTTTGGCTTCATCAAAAGCGACTTTAACTCTAGCAATACGGCCTTCAAAAGTTTCGGCTTGTGTTTTAGCCGAGCCGCCAAATGTGTTAGATAAGGCCTTAACTGTGCCTTCAAAGCCCAACGTCTTAACTTCAGCAGCGGATAAGCCAACACCTAAACGGGTTAAAGCGCCTGTGTTGCCATCGTAAGCTTTGGCAAGTGCGTTAGCCGCAGTTTCGACGTCGATATTTTTGGCAGCCGCAAGGTCTAAAGCCAACCCGAGTAGATCTTGGGATTTTGTTACGTCGCCCGTTGAAGTAGCTAAGCGTTGAAGTGCTGGGCGTAGTTGATCGTCGGCGACGCCTGTTGCTAGTGATTGTTTTTTTATTTGTTCTTCTACAGCAGCGATTTGGTCATTAGTCGCTCCAGTTACATTACTTAGCGCAGTTGCTAAACGCTTTTGAGCCGCTTCGTCGGCAATTGCAGCTTTGACGCCATCGACAGCTAATTTTGCGGCATAAGCAGCGGCAGCAGCAGCGGCAGCAAGGAAAGCCGCTTTTGCAGCAGCAGAAAACTTTTCTAACTTACCGCCAAAACCTTCAACCTCTTTAGAACCTTTATCGAGTTCTTTTTTAAGATTATCAACGTCGGCAAGGATGGATAACTTAAGCGTTCTACTTCCAGCCATTATTTATCCCACTCCTTTAATATCTTTGAAAATGCTTCTTCCCATTTCTTCACTAGTTCAGGCTGAATTTTGCGAAGTGCTGGATAGATGAAATAGCCAGAATTTCCTCGACCCTTACGGGGAGTGCGTCTTGGGAATTGACGATAACGATTAGATCCGAATTCGTAACCTGCCCAGAGGTCTTTAGTTGATCCTCCACCAGAGAAACGCTGAGACGCGAATCCGTAAGAGAGCTCGCCAATCTTCGAGGTTTTGGAAACTTTAACGCCGCTTGTAATGCGATCGACAACGGCTTGTCCAAAGGTTCGGGTAATTCCGTAGGCTTGGACTTCTTTGGATGCGTATTGAGCCAGCGCAAAACTTTCGCGTTTAGCCGCATCAGCAGCTTCAGCATCCATCGCTTTAAAGGCGGTAATGATTGACCTAAGTTCGCGCTTGTCATAGGAAATCGGCTCATCTGCCATTACCTCTGCGCTCCTTTAATATGTCAATCGCCGTTAATACTTGGTCGATGTCAGTCCATTCGCTCATTGGAATTCCGGTTGCTATTGCGATCTCAACTATGAGTCGGTTTATGCTTCCGGATTCGAAGCTTTTGGGCTTTCATCTCCTATCGTCATTTCCTCGACCGATAACTCCCAAATCTCTTGAGACTTAGTCGGCTTTCCTG